GGTGGCTATGGAGAACCACCGCCAGTCGGGATGCCCACACCGCCACCCCTAGAGGTGTGGGCAAGTCGGTTACTTCTTGGCAGCCAACTGCGCCAGGGCAGCGGCAATGGCTGGGTCGTTCACATCAGCTACGCCAGCAAGTGCTGACAGTGCCTCTGCCGATAGCCCACCGGCGGTTGGTGCTGGTGTTGCGCTCGGAATGACAAGCCCTGCGGTTGCCTTGGCGGCGAGGTAGGTGGTGGCCTTGGTAACTGCCACGCTGTCGGTGGTCGCATCGTTAAGAATCCAAGGTGCGGATTTGCCTGGCTTGGCGATTCCTTGCCCGACTCGTGCCAATACCTGCGCACCGATGTTGGCCTTGAGGCTGGTGATGATTGCCTTGTTGAACAACAATACATCCTCATGTTCCTCGTTGGTGTCTAGGTCAACGACTGTTGCCTTGATTGCTTGGGTTTCGCCCATTGCAGTTGTGATCGAGTCAATGAACTCGACTGGTGTGAAAATGCATAGGTGACCGTTTAGGTCTGCCATTTTCACATAATCGCCACTGTTGGTGGCTGGTGGTGTGAAAGTCATTGCGACTTCTCCTTTGTGTTGTGTTTGGTTGTGCCACTAGCGATTTGCTAGTGGTGGTTTGTGGGTTAAAGTTCCTCGTCATCGTGAGTGTCGGATTCGACTTCCTCGCGTGAATAGAACTCGTTCTTTGCTTTGCGTTCTTGGTTGATTTCGTCAGCTGATTTCCAGCGTTCCCAGTCGAAGGGTTCGATTGCTGGCTTTTCCTCGCTGGCGTATTCGTTCCAAGGGTCGTTATCGGTGTTCTCGCGGTAGGCGCGAACCACTTCAACTGACATAAAGAAGCCAACGGTTGCCCAGACTCCAGTGAATGCGCCGAGTAGGAATGAAACAACTTTCATTTGCCGGCACATCCTTTGGTTAGGTCGTCACTGTCTGGCGTGTACCAAGGGCAGTAACTGCATAAGCGTGAAGGTTCAATCGGGATGATTGACCAGTTCTCTGGGTTGTCCTCAACATCGACCGCGGTCAGTAGTGTGATTAGGTCATCCATGCGACTCATCGCATCAAGGGCAATCTGCTCGTTGTAGTCGCCGACCCAGACATGAAGCCCTGAGAGCATTCCGCCTAGGGGATAGAACGCCAATGCCACTTGCTTGACTGTGTGACCTTGCTGTTCGAGTCCATAGGCGTAGATGTGCAGCTGAACAATCTGCTGATGTGTTGGGCCGTCTAACTTGCGAGCCTTCATCGATGTTGCGCCAACGCACTTGTGATCGATAACAATGCCGTTCGCTACATCGAACAGGTCAACCGTTCCCGATAGTCCAGGTCGGGCAGTGACTCGGTGTTCAACCAAGAAGTCGCCTTCATCGGTTTCCCCAAACGCTGTCGCCAGCCATTCGTGAATTGCCGTTCCGCTAATCGCTGGCCAAGGGTCAGAGAATGAATTGACCTTCGGAACTTGAATCAGCTTGTATGCCAGTTTTCGAAGGCAAGGTTCGCCGACTTCACTAGGGCCGATGTTGACTTGCAGACTGCGTGGCTTGTTGGAATCACTGTTGCGAATGATTCGAGCAATGCGCTGCTCAAGTTGTTTCGCCGGTGTCGCTGGTGCTTTGAACTCAGGCATTGTCATCCTCAACTTGCCATTCCTCGATGTCGGGAATTGTTGGCTGGTCAACTGTCAACGGTTCGCAGGGCATAACAGTCACCACTGCTCACCGCCGTCAAGCAACTGGAATCGGCGTGACTGTGACTTCACTTCGAGCAAGTCAATGACTTGTTGTGGTAGCACTTCGCGAGCCTTCTTGACATCGAAGCGAGTTGATTCGACTGTTGTCCAGCGAACTGCTGGCGCACCGTTGACAGTGCCAATGAGTGCATCACCCATCGCGGACTTCACTTGCTCGGTGAGAATGTCTGCCTGTTCTTGCATCTCGCCAATCTCAGCTTTAAGGCGGCGTAGTCGTGAAAGTAGGTCGGCAACGCCTGGGTCGAAGTCGATTTCCTCGGGGTTGATTTGAAGGCTCATAGTTGAATCCCCATTTCTTTGGCTAACTGTGTGCCGATAGGGGTTTCATCGAACGAGTCGGTTGCCCACTGCTGTTGCGCTTTCTTGCGCTCGTTCACGACCTGCCACCTGCCGAGGCAGTAGGCGATGACCACTGTTGTGATCCATGCGATTAGTGTCATTTGGTTTTGTCCTTTTCTTTTTGTTTGTTTGCTCTGTTTGTTCTTTGGTTTGAAACTTGTGGCGGCCAACCATGTTTTTCAAAGTGTCTATACCGGTCGAATGTCTTGGTTGATAGTCCGACATCAGCGCAAGCGCGGTCGAGGTTCATTCCTCGCGCCAGTAGCGCACGAACCGCATCCAACTTCGCTTGGCGAACTTGCGACTTCGACTGGTCAGCTTGTCGGCGTTCCTCGGGCAGTAAACCGCCCCAGATTCCGTCACCAATGCCGTTGTCCAAGGCGAATTGCAGACAGTCCACTTTATGGACACAACTGCCACAGAGAGTTCGGGCAATGAAGGTGTCCTCTGCTCGAACTTCTTGGTTTCTAACTGCTTCGGGAAACCAGGTGTCAGGGTCAAAGTCACTGCTGGCGCATTTGGCTTCGGGGAAGTTTGGGATGTCGAGGCTGAACTGTGTGAATGGGTCACTGCTCATCGACCCCTCAACAGTTCTGCCATGCGCCAGAGAGGCATCACTGCCCACCAGTCGCCGACTCTGGTTGCGCCAACGCCGTTTGGCTTGACCACTAGGAACGCCTTGCTTGCCTGAGCGTTCGTTGCCTCAACTTCAAGTTCGCGAAGCCATGCCGGAATTGCGTAGGTTCGTTGGTTCTTGATCTCGATGACAACATTGCGAATGCCTGTGACATCGCCTTTGTCTAGGACTCCGCGCAGTGGCGAACGGTCAGCATCAGGAAAGCCGTTGGCTTTGAGATAGTTGACGACCGCAGTTTCCGCAGCAGTTCCTTTGGCGCGTTGCTTGCTCACTTCTTGTCCTTCAGCTTTGAAAGTTCATAGGACAGTTCGGCGTTGTATTGGCGCAGTCTGCGATTCTCTTGCAGGTAGTGGCTCAGGGTTTTGCGGTAATGCTTTTGCATCTTTTCTTTTTGCGAGTAATGGAACGCACTGCAAATCGCCCAGATGGCTACGAATGCGAGCAGGCTTCGAATCAAGAGTTCGGCGTAGTTACTCATTACGCACCGCACCTGTCGCAGGTGTAGCGGTTAAGAGTTTCATTCCATTGTGCTGGTGTTAGGCAGTCGCCACAGAGTTCAGGCGATGAGGTTAGTTGCGGATTGTTGGCAACGACCCACTCAATCGCTGAGTCAAGATTGCTGTTGAAACTTGTTTTGTGCATAGCGACAAGCGAGATGAATTGTTCGGTTGGCAAGCCTTCAGGGATGTTGTGTTCTTTCAATGCAAGTTCGATGGTTGACATGGCACTCATTACGCCACCGTCCAGATTCCTGATTGCTTTCCTGCTGATAACGCAAGGACAGGATGATGAGCCAATTCGATTGTTGCGTGAGTATTCTTGCCGATAACTTTCGCCAATGCTTCGGTGACGATTGCTTGCAGTGGGAATGCCTTGCCAAGTTCGGTTGCCTTAATTTCGCAACCTTTGCAGGCGCATTCAATGATGGTGTTTTTCATTTCGGTTTCCTTTGCTTAAAGCGCGACCCCTTGGCCACATCCCTTAACTTAGTGCCTGTCAAATCGAAAGCGCAAGCGACTCGCCAAAATAAATAAAAAAAAATAATCCCCTGAAACCATTACGATTTCAGGGGATTTCTATTCAGTTATGGACTGGCGAGGCTGGCAGGAAAGGAAATAACCGCCAGCCTCACCAGATTGGATTGCTTTCGCGTAGGCATACAGCAGACCTTTGCGACAGTTCCAGCCTAGGGCATGGGTGCGATTGTCAGATTGAATCCTCATCAGGTTGGGTGCATTCGAAAGCGCCTGCGAAGTAGGCTGCGCCATCAACGAAATGGTCGCGATCTAAACTCGCAACACACCTGGCAAGTTTCACGCCTGCCATACACAGTGCCACCTGATGCGGTTGGACTTCGATGCCAAGAATTACTGACCAGATTTTGGCAATGTTTGAATGGTTGGTGACGAAGTCGCCAGCCTTGCGGTTGCGGTCGCCACCTGTCAGCTCGATTGCTTCGTTAAGGATGTCGATTCGGTTCACTTCTTGCCCCTGTCTTTCATGTCTTGCCAAAGCCAAATGAATAAAGTCAACCCCATGCAGGTCATTAGGATTGTGTAGCCAAGAACGCAAACATTGGCAATCAGTTCGTTCATCTGTTTTCTCCTGCTAGAACTACGAGGTCACGCCTCGGGTCATAATCCTGACCAACAACGAGTGACACAATGCCGGTCGGCGATTCCAGTCCTCGGGTGTTCCTGAACCAAGGACTTCCGCCATCCATCGCTGGAATCTGGACAGCCAACCTCGGGCCAACTTGGCTGACTTTGTAGTGGTGATAATGCGCCGAGATTAGAACATCGCAACCGCCGACTGGCGTTCGACCAGTTGCCTGACCTTCCCACCACTTCGTCATGTCCCTTGCCTGATGCCCATGCACGAAACCCACCATCGAACCTGACAAGTTCATTGCCAGTGCCAGCGCATCGCGCTCAGGGTATCTGAACGCAACATGAGCAAGGGCAGGATTCTCAGCGCAGGCATCTTGCACAGCTGACACGACTTCAATCTGCCACGAGTCAATCGGATCAGTGAGAACAATGCGATGAACTTCGTCATGGTTGCCTGGCACGACCGGCACGAGCAATGACTCGGTTAGTGGTGCGAATGTCTTAATCCAATTCAAGAGAACCCTGCGACCAATTCGCACCTGCTCAGTGACCGACAAGTCTGAACGGCCAAGGACACCGCCTCGCTGGCTGGTGCTTCCCTCGATACAGTCCCCGAGTTGTGGCAAAACAATCTGCCCAATGTCCCTGCCCGATTTCACAAGTTCCTTGAACCTAGCAACCGAAGCCTCAAGCCCATCGCTCATGCGCCTCAGAGTGCCACCTGTGCCATCGCCAGCATCTTTTCCATACTGAGTGTCACCAACGCAAAACAAACCCGACAGCGAGCCTGTGTGAGGCTTCTGTCGGGTGCTAGGTCGCCACTTATTCAGGGCAAGAATTAACTGTTCAGTGTCCTGCGCTAGGGCAGTGCTGATGGCCTTGGCAGGCGCAAGGGAAACCCTTGCCGCCTCAAGCCACTCGCCGTCATAGCGTTGCCAACGCGAACGCCGAACCGCAGTGACAATCCACTGGCTCGGGTCAAGGTCGAAGTCTGCCAATAGGTCGGCAGCATCAGGCAGTTCGCCTGCGCTTCGTGGTGTTGAGATTAGGAAACCGCCATCGGCATCAACCTCTAGTCGAGGTCGCCAGCCTTCAGGCGTGTTCAATGCTCGAATGTCTGAACCTGATGCCCCAGCCTTGGCTAGGGTTTCAAGGTCATCGCTCAAGGACATTGCAGGAACAATCCTGGTTGCGGTGCTTACCAATCACGCCAGTCTTGGCAATGATGTTGTTCGCAATAAGTGTGCGACTGATTTCGGCATTGCTGATTGTGCGATTGTTTAGAGTCGCCAGCAAGGCTTCACGATCGATGTCATCGAGGTTGCCGAGAATAGTTCGCACTAGGCACGAATGCCTTGGCGAAGGTTTGTCAGCTAGTGTCAAAAGGTCGTTGCTTAAACTCATGCCCCTGCTCATCCTTTACTTGAGAGTTAGTGCTGTTCTGAAACTACAACATCCAAGTGATTGTCAGATTGCGCATTCACTCCGAACGCGTGGTCGTTCTTTGATAGTGCGCGAATAACAACAGGAATGAAAGCAACCCAAACAGAGTTTGCAATCATCTTGAGGTCGGCGCTGGTGAAATCTAGTGGCGACTTACCAATGGCAAGAGTCGCAGTCAATGCGGTTGCAAGAAGTGATTGCAAGTAACTGATGAGCATCTTTGTTTTCATAACGAATCCTTACTTGGGCATATTGTCGAGTTGAAGGACTGTGTCGTTGTAGACACTCGCCCAACCGAGATACTTTTTGCCCCAATGAGTAGCGAACCAAGTCAATGGAACTTCGCCGACATAGTTGTTGGTCGGTGCATCCGTACCAATGACCATGCCTTTAGTGCCAGACTGCAAAACAACATGGCCATATTGACCGCCATCAAAGAAGTGCGGTGCGCCAACTGGTGCTTTCGTTGGGTCAGTGTGGCGAGCCTTTGCAGGAACATGATTCCAAGCGTCGATTGCGCTGGCATACTTCACCGGCAAACCCCAAGCATTCTGACAAGTTGCATGGCAACGACCCTGAACACCGCTGATGTGGTTCAACATTAGGTGCTTCATGTGACCATAGGCTTGAAGTCCTGTGAACTTACTTTTCGACATAGCCGACTCCTATCGAGTTTCTTTGTTGGGTAATCTGGTCGCAGTCTTTTTCGGTGTCCACGAAATCACCGTTTGTTCAAGGTTCGAAACCCGTTCAATCATTGTGTCCACTTGTTCGCGAACATTCATCGCCTGATCGCAGGCGCGTTCAGCTGCGAACGCTGCGCGTTCTGCATCCTTGGCGGCCTTGCGTACTAGGTCATAAGTTGAACCGCCACCATTGGGCCGAAGTTCCACCATCGCATCATGAAGCCAGGACTTAACTAGGCGAGAAACGATTGCCCCAAATACACCAGCAATCGCCAGACCACTGGCAACAGTTGAAACCCAATCAGGAATCGAGATGCTGCCCATTACTTTTCAATCACCGCGACATAAACAGTGGTCGTGCCAGTGTTGGTCACTGCGTACATTGCGCCAACATGAGTGTTGAAAGTTATCTTGTCGCCAGAATCTAGGCGCAAGCCGTTCGAGGTTGTAACATCAGCACCGCCAACATAAAGCAAACCACCACTTGTGTGCAGGTGAACTTCCTCAGCTGCGACAGAGTCAGCAACAATCTGACTCGCAGTTGTCGTGATTGTGTATTGTGCGGAAGTGATAGCCATTAAGACTCCTTGGTTTCAGTCGGTGTTTTGTCTGTGATTTCGTTATGGCATCCGCCACAAATCACGAGTTCCTCGGGGTCAGGAAACACAACAACGAAATCTTGATTCGGGCAACCGTCAGTGTGGCAAGTCAGATTGAAGTTCATCATTTCCCTTAGTTGTTGTCAGCTGCTGCTGAAGTCATTTGAATAGCGTGGTAGCAAATAAAGTAACTCGTGATTGCAGTTCCACCACTTGGCGCAACATTGAAGATTCTCCAAGTGAAACCTGAAGTTGTTACTGTTGAAACATTTGTTGCAGCATAAGCGGTCGAAGGTAATGTTTCGGCACTGATTGTGATAATCGGAATCTGTGTGAATCGTGTCGAACTTGCAAAAGTGATTGTTGCACCAGTGCCAGCCTGAGCGCTCACATTGGTTGTGAACGCAACTTTGTTAGTCGAGGTTGCGAACGGAATAGGTCGAAGCACCGAGTCTGTCGCAGTGTAGGAAAGTTGGTTCGGGTAAGTGCCAGCGTTGTAGACCTTGTTTATTGTTCCGCCAAGATCGTTCAAGTCCGATGCCGGTAAAACCGAACCGTCAGTGAATGATGTTTTTGCTGGAAAGCCTGCGGCCATTTTTGCTCCTAAGTTCCTGGGCTAAGTGTTAAAGACATTCGCCATGAGTCTGGCTTGATGTCGTGATTGAGTTCTTGGATGTAGCACTGATAGTCGAACGCATAACCGTCAGAATAGATAGGCGTTCTACTAACAATCACAGCCGAACTCAAATCTGAAGTAATGATGTTGTACCAAAGTTCAGCCGAGAAGCCAACACATTCAAACCCGATACTGTCTACGCGATACTGACTATCAGCAAACTGGTCAGCTAATCGCTGAGTGATGGTTGCCAAAACTCCTGGAGCATAAAAAATGTCTGAATAAAATGTTGAAATTTGCGCAGCGATTGTGCCGTATCTTGCAACGCTTACTTGATTGAACTTTGTGCGCGTTCCAGTACTGCCATCAGGATTGGTGTTGTTGATAGTCACTTGGTTGCGCCGATACTTCTCGCCACCAATAACACTAATGGAGTCGTATTCAACAACATCAGTGCTGGCGCGAGTGTCAGTCATTGTGAACTGCTTAGTCTTGCCAGCCCATACACCTGGAGCAAAAGCGGCATAACCGTAATAAACGGCATCGCCACTTGCACTACAAAAAAACATTGCATTTGCCTGAGTTGAAACAATTGGTTGAACCATTGTCAGCACATCGCCAGTTGGAATTGCGCTAACTCTGCAACTGTCACTGCTGTAATAAAAGTTTTGATTCCAACCAGCCGAATCCAAGACTCGACCAATTGCAGTGGCATCGCCCAAATTGGTTGTGTCAATGCTTGAAAATAGTTTTGCCATTATGCCCAAGCCATCAACACAAGTGATGGTTGTTACTGGTTGCAAAGACATGTCTTTGTCAACCTGCTCAATAAAACCTGTGTACAACGGAACTTCACTGACACCACCAGAACGGGTGATGCTTGCGGTCACTCGAACACCAGTGCCAGCAACAAGCAAACTGTTGACGGTTAAAGTTGTTGTGTCCCAATAAACATAACCAGTGTTTGCGGTTGCAGACTGACCAGAACAAGAACCAGTCGCTGGGTTTGAAACAGTGAACTGGGTCGAACTAGCTGAAACGATAGTTTGCAAAGTTAGATTCAAAGCCGAAACAGACAAGTTGCGAATGCTAACAATCTCGCCAACCTTAAAATCGTTGCTCGATGTATAGGTGACAGTGCCAGAAGCGCCACTGGCTGCGGTAACAGTTGCCCCTTTGGCATACTCAGGGTCATAACTTCCCGAAGTGTTGTCCATCGTTAGGGTCAAACTGCCAGCCTGAATTGCTTGATCCTCACGAGTTCGACCTCGGCGAATAGCAATGCTTTTGACATCCGTAGTTGGCATTTGAGTCAAGGTTGTAAAAGGCGTGTACTCTCCAAGAACATCAGTGCCACCGAGTTGCGACCAACTCAAAGTGAACAAGCCCGAAGTTCGGTTGCCGGTATCGAGGTAGACCTTAATCAGTGGCGCATTCGTGCCGTCATAAAGTGCCATAAATTAAACCCCAAGAATTGAAGGGTTGAGTCCTCGGCGGCGCATCAGCTGAGCGATGTTGTCGCGAACAGTAACAGCCAAATCTTTTTCAGCAGTGACAGAGCCAGCAACATTGACGACAACATTGATGGAGCCGCCACCCATTCCACCATTGAACTTCGACAATGGCACGATTGCCTCTGGGCCAGCCTCGCCAATAAGAGCAAGCGTTGGTCGGCTAACAATACCACCTTTGGCAAGTGCCGGAATTTCCGAAATGTTGATTCCAAATTCTTGACCGCCAACGACTGGAACATAGTCAGGAATCTTGAATTTGATTGTGTCAATTGCTCGAATGATGAAGTTAATCAAACCAATCCAAATGTTGATGTATCCCTTGATAATTCCGCCAACAAAATCAAACGCAGTTTTTACTCCAGTTGATAAACCATTCCAAACAGCACTGAAAGCATCTCCAATTGTTTTGAAGATTCCTTTCCAAATGTTGACATACCCTGAAATTACTTTGCCAACAAATTCAAACACCTTTTTGACAATGCCAACCAGTGTGTCCCAAATGGTGCGATAGAAGTCAATGAGTTGTTTGAATTTGTCTTTAATCCAATCGACTGCCTTTTTCAAGAATTGTTTAATCTTTTCAAGAACTTCGCGCCAATGGTCTTTTAGATAAACCACAGCTGCAACGAGCAAACCAATTGCAAGAATGATTCCACCAGTTGCAAGGATCATTGCCAGGTTTGCCAAAATCCAGGCAGCAGCAGTTGCAGCAGCTGAAGCAATAGCGGCAGCGGCGACCAATGAGTATTGCGCGATTTTGGTCGCAACCCAAATAACGCCTTTGGCAATGTCGGTTGCAAAAGTTTTCAACTGAGCATAGCCAGCCTTGATGAGTGATGAAATGTATGCGCCAATTAAGCCAACCAAAACAACACCAATAAAAGTGCCAAGAATCTGCGCAGCAGCTTTGTGTTTGCCGAACCAGTGAATTGCCGAGATGATGTGTTCAAGCATTTTTTGCAAAATTGGAATCAGTTTCATGCCAATACGAATGAAAAGGTTTTGCATCTCTGTTCCAAGAACATGAACTTGCCCACCCAAAGTCTTAGAAGCAGCAGCAGCCTGACCGCCGACCCTGTCGTTAAGAGCCTTCATGATGTCAGTGCCAGCACTTGCCTGGGCATTAACTTTTGCTTGAGCCTTCTCAACTTTGTCAGCAGCAGCAGCCAACTTCTCGTTGCTGATTTTGCCCTTGTTTGCCGGGTCTTGCGATGCTTCCAACAGGGCCTTGTATTTTAATTGAGCATCAGAAAGTTTGTCGTGCGCTTGTTTCAACTTTAATGCGCTGCCAGCAACAACTGGCAAGTCAATTCCCATTGCTTTCAAAGCTCGTTGATTGCCCTCAGAAGCCTTTGCAACCAAGGTCGCAGCCGAAGCCAAATCAATGTGCTTAAATTTGGCAACATCAGCTGCAAGTCCCATGTCGGCCAAAGCCTTTTTGGGATCACCAAGGGCAGTTGTCAAGTTGGCAAGCGCACCCTCAACTTCAGTATTGCTAAAACCCAAAGCCTCTTGTTGTTTAGAAACAGAAGCAATTTGGTCTTTGTAATCCTCATAACTAGAACCAGCGTTTTTCAACGCCGTTTCAAGTTTCGCGTGAGAAACCTCAAACTCATCAGCCATCTTGACCGAAGCAACACCAACACCAATTGCAACAACGCTCAACCCAAGAAGCGCAGCCTTACCGGCAGCAGCAACTTTAGTGAAACTGGTTGCAGACTTTTTTTCAAGCAAAGCAATTTCAGTTCTCGCTTCGCCCATAGCGGTTTTGAATTCGCCAATGTTTGCGCGAAGTTCAATAAATACAGGTGGGAGCATGCTCATTAAATAATTCCACCCATCTTTTTCACTGCTTTGTCCCAGCCCTTTTGATAACCTTGCGCCATTTTTGGCTCAGTTGCTTTCACTGCTGGCTTGAAATAAGGAAACTTTTCCTCAAGTGGTCTTTTTTTAAGATTGTTGATATTGCCACCAATACCAACACCACCCACAACAGTTCCGTTGGGCATAATCATTGGCCGCTTTTTGCCACCAACACCGCGATATAAAGCACCAGTGAATTTGCCTGGGCCACCAGATCGAGGTGCATTAGTTGGGCCATCAAGTTTGACCGCAGGAACTTTCTCCCACGCACCGCGCTGATTCCAACGAGGCGCACCGCGTAGATTGCGGCGAATAGCGAGTTTCAAAATTCGTTGATTTTCCTTGACTGCAAGCCAAGTTGCTTTTTGAACCCTGAGATCCATTTCCTCAGTTTCTTTCATGGCACTTTTTGCACCTTTAACAAAAACTTGAATTGGTGAATATCCCACAATTACTCCTCAGAGTGTTTGTTCTTAACTCGCGTGAATGTGTCGTCAATTTGCAAAAGCCAATCGAGCATTGAAGCGGATTCATTTTCAAGTTGACTTGGAGTCACATGAAGCAAAGTGCAAAGGCGATAAGTTCTCAACTGTTCTGGCAGTGCGCCACGAACTGTTCCACCCTCAAGCGCACGCTCTAAGCGTTTGAGGGCAGCGTGGGGGAACTTGGGTCATTGTCCTGCGCAAAGTTTGGCATCATTTCAGTGATGTCCTTGGCAGTGACTTCTTGCAAAATTTGATAATCGCCAGAAGGCAACTCAAGAACAGAATCCAAAGTGATTGGCAAGTCGTAACTCCACGCCGCTATCCGGGCAAGGATAAGCAAATCATTCAAGTCATTGAATTTCGAAAACAAATCAAGGTCAATGTTGGCGACAATTTCAGCTGCTGCCTCAACCTCATTGCCAGCATTGTTTGCCAAGGCATCCACGCCGTTTGCCTGACTAATTTCGAACAGCATTTTTTCCACTGGTCGGCGTAGTCGGACAGGAACAGCGGCTGGGTCGCGTAGTTCGGCCCAGCCGCTTTCTGATAGTTCGATTCTTGTCGTCATGATTACCCCTTATTGGTTGTTAGTTAGAGAGCAGATTCGCTGGTCTGATAGACGATTGTCATTGGCTGGTTTGTGCCGTCATCGTAAACAGTGAACGACATTGACAAGTCAACAACGCCAGGGCCAGAAACATTTGGTGTGTCAGCATCGAACTTGCAAGCAGGAAGTGTGATGCTCAAAGTGTCTTTGTAAGTTGACGAGATTGTGTCACCGGTGAAAGTTAATGCCAAAGATGCTGTTGTGTCTGCTAGGAAAGCAGCCAACAGAACTGTGTCAGTGAACTCAGCTGTAATCTTGCCCGAAACTTTACGGAAGCCAGAGATGTTCTGTTCAGACTTCAAACCAAAAGCACCTAAGTTGAAACGGTCATTCTTGATTGCATTGTCAACAGTGACTGTGAAGTCTTTGATGTTTGCAACAGCTGAGCCGTTCAGTGTGATTGCACCTTGCGAGAAGTTGAACACAGAACCAGTGGCTGGGTAGGAAACCGTTGCAAGTGCAGTAGCGGTTGTTAATGCCTGAGCATCGATGCCGAACTTACCCTTTGCGATTTCGCCGTTAGCAACTGAAAGTTCAAAGTTGTTGATCTTGCAACCGCTTAAAGTTTTTGGAGTTACAGTGCCACCGTATTGAGGAACGCCGACCTGAGTTGTGAAACTCCTGCCGTAAGTGTCGCCCAATGTGAAGGTGTAGGAATAAACACCGGAAGCAACAGTTGTTGCTGATGGTGTTGTTCCCGTTGCATAAGACAAAAGCAAACCAAGACCGCGAGTTGGAAGGTCAATGTCCAAGTCACCGCCAGCATCCTTTGTTGTGACAACGCGGCGTTGTGATCGTGGCAACTGGCCACCAGCGCGAAGTCCCATGCCTTCAGCAGTCTTTTTGCGGAATGCAAGATTCTCGCTGTTGAATTCGTAAAAGCGCGTAACAGTCACGCCAGTTCCGAACACTGATTCAGTCGCGACCCCGAGGGATGCGCCAATACCTGCACCAATTGCCATTTGTTTCTCCTAGTTACTTTTCAGCGTTTGCTGGGTCGGTGGTTGATGAATCTGCAACTGGGTCAGATGCAGGGGTCGATTTGGATGATTTTGCCCCAGCCTTGCTGTCATCGCCTGAAGTCCAAACTTCAATCTGCTCAAGCATGCTGGCAGCAATGTCGTCTGGAACTTCTACGGTTTCGCCGTAAGCGATGACACGATTCAAAACAGGAACATCCAAGTCACCCTGTGTTGAAATGTTTTTGACTTTTGCCATTTGTTTCTCCTTATGTTCTCGCCGTATAGGCAATCGTAAAATTGATTACAACCGCAGTTCCTGCGGAGTTTTGTCGATAAGAGGTTGTGTGAGTGTCAATGTATGAGTATAAACAAACACCAGCAAAACTTGAGTCGGCACGAATAGCAGTGTCAGCTGCGGAAAGAAGTTGGAAGGCACGAGTCCGCCGATTGGCTAAACTGCTGCCACCATCCCAAGCCCACATGAAGCAATCGACAGTTCCTGATTCCATCAGTTTCTGGTTGCCAAGTTGGGTTGGATTTTGGCGAACATTGCCAGCAATAACTTCGCCGTCATCTGTGCCATCATGTCCGACAGCAATGGCATCGCCTGGGTAACTCTCGTCAATCTCAGGGCCGTCAAAGATACGGACACCCGAAAGGTCGGCACTAGCGTTGAAAGCCGTTAGAATGCCGTTGATGACCTGTGGCAGGGCAGTGGTAGCCATTACGCCAACCCAGGCAGACTTGCAGGGTCAAGAAGTTCCATCGCCCTACGAGGCAACGAATAAGTTGAACTTGTTACCCATTCGTCACCATTACGAGCAAGAACATTTGCAGAACCACGCTGAGTCTGCCAAAGGTGGCGAAGGATTTCCAACACACCTTGCTGAACTGCTGGCGGTGTAACTGTGTAGCCTGCGACATAAGTCACCGACACAGAACTTACCCCTGCTGCCCAATAGCCATACGCACCATAAGTTGTCGATGACAGGCTCGAAGTAGTCAAGCGATAGAGTCGCTGACCTGTCGGATCGAGAAGGTACTGGCTCGAATCTAATAAATCGCCATTCTCATAAACGCTCGTGATGCTAATAGCGCGAGGATTACGAAGGCGCAGAATGTCTGTGTTGCCGTCATAGTTTTCCGAAGTAATTGTTCGGCGACCAAGTACTGCGCCAATATAGTTCTCGGCCAAGTCCTGCGCAGCATCGATGAAGCGGCGAATCTCTTCCTGATTAGCTGAAGCCGCTGGAATGTTGAGATGCTCAAGCGCCATGTCATAAGACACCACCGGCAAAGTCGTCAAATCCCGAACAGTGAACTCGTCAGTGAACGCACTAGCATTCGTGCCAGTAGCAACCCAACGCACAACATGGCGACCCGACAAGGTTGGCGAATAAGCAATGGCATAAAGGCCAGCACCAGAGTTAGTGACAGTCGGCGTTGTGCTAGTGCCATCAGGCAAAGTCACAGTGCAGACAACCGCCGTTGCATTCTGCGCAGTGCCAGCACTGTTGGTGATTGTTATGCCAAGGGCAACAACATCGCCAAGGTCAAAAGAAGCCATTGGTTATCTCGCTTTCATGGATGCGCTCGAAGGTGTTCGGGAACTAATTGCAGCAGCTGACACAACACGCGAAGCCGCGTTGCCGTTAGTGGCAGTCGGCTGGTTGTAGGCAAGGCTTGAATTGTAGGCAGTTGACTGCTGATTGTAGGTCGTGCCTTGCGACAATGTTGCGGTGACAGTGCGAGGGGTTATCGAAGTTTGCGCAACCACAATGTCACTTCACTTTCAAAGATGTTTTGTCAATCGCGATGTTCGCAGACTGAAGGCAATCGCCATAAGACTCATGATCTTGAGTCGGGCAACCCGAACGGCAAACCGACATTAAGACCAGTTTCCGAAAGTCTGAACTGAACCAGTTCCAACCTTGTAAAGGTTGATGTAAGAACCAGCAAGGAACTGCGGTGCGCTTGCGCCTGCGCTTGTCAGCCAAGAAGCAATGTTGAACCTGCCAGCAGTTGAAGCATGGGTTGTGATCTGACCCCTGAAAACAGTCACAACTGAAGTTCCAGTTGAGGCTGTAGAAGTCGCGGCAGTTGCAGTTGCTGTCGCTGAACCAAAGCCAAGAGTTCCAGTTGTTGAAAAGTTGCTGGTGCTTATGAATGCACTTTGTTCAGTCAATGGTGTTGTGCCACCAGTGGCATAATAAATCATGCTGTTGTTCACTGTCGAAGAGGTAGTTGTTTTAAGAAGGCGAATTGTTCCTTCAAAAAAGTAAGTCGTGTTTGCATCGACATTGAAGTATTGAATACTTGAGAACGCTGTGCCTGTTCTGAAAACTGATTCAGGCGTTGTGTCATTTGCGTTCTTTGTAACATCAGCATTCAACTGGCTATGGCCAACCAGAATTGAACCATAAGTGTTGCCAGTGCCACCTTTGGCAGGGTCAATCGCAGTTGCGTTCCAAGTGCCTGAAGTAATCGTGCCAACCGTTGCCAAACTCGATGCGCTGGTCAAGCCGTTGGCAGTGGTCACATTCGGAATTGAAGTTGTTGCATTGTTCAACAATGTGCCAGCCGTAGCAGGTAAAGTCTGGTTGCCAGTTGCACCAGTGCCGGCAATCAAAGACTGCGTTCCGCCAGTAGTAGCGAACACAAGGTTGCCACCAGTTGAGCCAGAACTTCCCAACAAAACTGCCGATGTGCCAGTTGCAGTGAAACCAGCAGCAGTCACATTTCCTGCCGCAGTAATCGAACCGCCACCAGTGGTGCTGATGTTGCTTGAAGTTGTAATGCTTCCGCTGGTGCTTATGTTTCCGCTAGTGATAGCAGTGCCAGAAACTTTATTTGCCGTTGTGATCTGCGCAAGTTTCGTGTCCGCAATAGCAGCTGAAGCATTGATGTCAGCATTGAGAATAGTTCCGTCAAGAATCATTGTTGAAGTCACAGTGCCAGTGTCGGTTGTATAAACACCATTTGTGACAGTTCCAGCGTTGCCAGTCGTATCCTGATTCAAGGTTGGAATGTCGGTTGCAAGCAAAGCCCTAAACGAGGCAGTTCCATCAGCACTATTTGGCGCAGCATAAACAAACTTTGCAGTCTGAGTGCCAGACAAGTTGCCAGCCGTAGTTGCTGAACCTGCCGTTGTCGCTGAGGTGGCAGTTGTTGCGTTGCCGGTCAATGCTCCGACAAAAGTCGGCGCAGTAATGTTTCCAGCAAAATCAACCTTCATCACAGGCGTATTGTTAGCCAAAGGCAAAAGTTCAATCGCATTGTTGGTCGGCGTTGTCTGACCTGCCTTGATAACAATGGCGCGGTTATCGCCAACAAGGTCGGTGTTGATACCAAGAGCAGTGTTAGTGATTAGAGTGCCAACACCGATTTGGCCGATAGGTCGAACGCGAGCAAGTTCGGTTGTGCCATCAGACTGAACAACACTGACAATGTTTGCCGACTGTGTTGCGCTGTTGCGTTGCAAAATCAAAGCCTTGGTCGCATCAGCACCAGTGCGGATTGTTTGTGCGCCAGTCGTGAAAGTGTTCGCAGCTGAAAGTGAAGCCTTGCCAGCAACAGTTGAATCAAGAGCAGTCAACCGAGCAACAACAGTTGCCGAACCGCCTTGAGGATTCACACCAAGAGTGACCTGAACAGCCGACATTGCATCATTGATGTTGTCATGCTGGGCAGCGTGAGGAACAGTTGCGCTGTCAAGCGTGTCAGTTGCAGTTGGGTTCACGAATGAATCCAATGCGCCAGGATAACTTGTTGACATCAACACTCCTTCAAAAGGGACTCGGGGACAATGGCAGGGGTGTTCATTGCCCCCGAGAGATTAGATTTTGTTTTCAGATTTCCACTGATCGTGCTGGCGCTCATCAAGCCAGAACTGTTTGTGATGGCCGAGAATTGCGCCAGTGTGACAAAAGATAGGAAAGCCAAGTGCGAGAATCTTGCGACAGAACAACAAGTCCTCGCTGAACCAGCGACCTTCAATCGCGCCATCAAAGAACCAACACCAGTCAGTTCCCTGGTTCGGTGTCGCCTTCGCGCGAATAGCCACAAGAACATCGCGGTGAATCAGAATGCAACCAGTGCCAGAACCATCAATTTGAACGAGTGAGTTCTTTGAATAGTCGTCAATCGGAAGCATCGCGCCATCAGCTGAGATGTTGTAGATTGCCGGCACAGGTCGCAAGACTTGATTGTCATAGAAAGCGGCGAACACCAAGCCAGCAACAACAGGTCGGTCATCCTTATGCGCAGACTCAATCAACAAATCAAAAGCCGAGATTGGCAACGACTGGTCAGAATCAACCATCAACAGCCAGTCGGCATTCGAATCATCAAGAAAGTTTTTCACAATCAGATTGCGAGTCCGAGCAAGAAGGCCAGTGCCATGCGCCAACTGAAGTGAGTCAATCCTTGTTCGGCGGTCACGCATAAGCGAAACCAAATCCAAAGTCATTTGAGCATCGATGTTGCCATCATGTGGAATTGCGATGCAAACAGTTTCGCGTGACCTCATCGAGTTTCACGCTCGAAGTTATCGAGTTTGAAATCTTGAGTGTGATCAAGTAATTCCAGCACCTGTTCAATAGTGCCGTTGTTATCAATCACATTCTGCAAAGCGACAACTGCCTCAAGCAAAATAGTTTTCATCCCTGCCATTTGTACCCCTACAAAGTTTTAAGTTTTGGAAATGGCAGTGGCGACCCTGTTGCCAAGGTCGCCACCGTCATTAGTTTGGATTAGTAGCCTGAAGGCGTTACTGTACCAGTGCCACTGATGCCAGAAACTGACTTCGCGTAGCGGTGAATTAGTGCTGCATAGCCATATACCTGAAAACGGACGGTCAAGTTCGAAGATAAAACATCATTTAGTACGCGTGTCTTAACGCCTGATTCGAACAAGTAAGAATCAGAGAACTTGCCAACCAAGATTGGTGACTGGTTCGTTGATGCGCCAGCGGTGTTCTTTAGTGTTGCGTCAACATACACAGGAACGCCGTAGATACTTCCAACAAGGCCAGCAGGTGCGCCTGCTGCGGTTGTTACACCAGCAGCGTTGAATGGGCCGTTGCCGGTAGGCACGATCAGTGGGCGGCTTGAGCCGTCAACCTGTGATGCTAACCAGTACCAAGTAGCCGGTGCCATGACGATGGCTTCGACTGCCTTGTAACGGTTTGTTACAACCTGCGAGATTGCCTTTGTGATTGCAGCAAGGCCAGCAGTTGCGGTCGGTGTTGCTTCAGTCCAAGTTGTTGGAATGCCGTTGGTGCTATCGGTGCCAAGTGTGACGAAGCCCTTTAGTGTTCCAGCAGTTCCAGCACCGTTGCCAGCAACAGCAGAGTTCAACTGAAGTGCGTAGTCAGCCATTAGGTCGCCAAAGATTAGTTTGTCTAATCCGCCAGCGATTGGTGACTGCTCAACAAGCTGAATGCTTACATTCTCAAAACCTGAGATTGTTTCAACGCGACCAGTGTTGGTTGCAGTAACAAGGTCACGAGGACTTGTTGGTGCGTAGGTGCTTGAGTTGTCAGCAGCCTGGAAGCCAGTGCGTGAACCAGTGGTGATTGCAGGAATGTTGATTGAATCAGTTCCAGCAGGTAGTGCCATCTTTGTGCAAAGGTCAGCAGTTACGCGAGCAGCGCGAGCAAACTCTGCGTATTCGTTGATTAGGTACAAAGGCGGAACCATGTCGCCACCGCTTGTGTCGGTGCGGTTGATGTCGCGAAGTTCAACAGCCATTTCAGACTGATGGCGGTTTAAGCGTTCCCATGACTGTGAGTCGTTGCGAAGGGTTGCGCCAATCATGTCACGAACGAATGAGTTGTCGCTGCCCTTGTCGTAGGTCATGGCTTCGCGAGTAACTACTGCAGAACCGAAAGCCTTGATGCCTTCAGCAGCGCGAGCCTCTTTGATGGAAGCAGTGCGAGCCTCAAGCGCGGTTGCGCTTTCAATCTTGCTATCTAGGTCGGCAATCTCTGACTGGCGCGCTTCAACAGCATCAAGTGATTCTGCGGTTGCTTCGCCAGCAAGTAAAGCCTCGGCATCGGCAGCAGCAGCTGAACGAGCCTCTTTGAGGTTGTCAAGTAATGACATAGTTTCTCCTTGTGAGAATAGTTGGGTTATTGCAATCCGCCGGGGCATTGTTGCGCCAGGGGAAATCTAGGGTTATCGGTTTTTTGAATTGCTGAACTTTTGTTTCAAGTCCAACATCCGCTTGCGAAGTTCTAAAGCCTCAGCCTCAGCATCCTCATCCGATGCGGTACGCATTCCGACAGTGGTCGCATCATAGGCAGGCCAAGTGACAACAGAAACTTCAAACAAGTTCAAGTCCTCTAAAGTCCGAAGTCCAGCCTCGCGAGTATCGCCACCAGGTTCGACAGTGAAAGCGAAAGACATTTTCGAAACATCACCGCGAGAAACAGCCGAAGCCAATTCCTGTGCGCGAGGATTGTTCGGATCAAGGTCGGCTTCCATGTAAAGGCCAGTTTCATCTTGGCGAAGTGCCATCGTGCCGGACTGTGTTGAAGCCAAAGGCAAACTGTCAGTGTCATGGTTGACCAGTAGGAACACCGGTTCGCCTGACTGCAATGTGCGAGTGAATGCGCCTGGCGCAATTACTTCGCGGAATGATAAGCCAGTGGCTTCTTTGTTGAATTGTGCGGCATAGCCACCGATTCGCAGGGAAGTTGAATCGGTTGCAATGGCGCGAACTTCGCAATCCATTGTTACTCGCTCAGCTGATGCCATGCGTGACTTGCGTGATTCCATGTCGATGTCCTCATTTCGTGGTTCAGGTGTTTCAGTTTGCTCAACAACTTCAGCCTCAATGTCAGCCGAGTTCATTTCCATTGAAGGCATCATTGCCTCAGCATCGTCAACATCCACACCCATGTCATCGACAGGGTCAACCGCTGGCTCAGTTACTTCCTCGCCAAGCGAAGCCGTCAACTGCCACTTGTAGAACTGCTGACCGTCAATCGCACCAGCGATGAAGTTCGCAATGCCTTGTTGGTTGTAGTTCGAAGCACAATCAAACACATCAGCTAGTTGATCAAGGAACACATCATTGGCATCGCGTAAGTCGCGAGCCAAAGTCATTGGGTCTTGCCCAACATTTGCATCCTCTAAATAACCGTATGAAGCGAACTCTGTCAAAGTCGAACAGGCAACTGCGCCAATCTTGCGCAAGTTCTCCGCAATCGGGTCAATGAGTTCATAAGCGGTTTCATAAATCTTTTGAAACAGTTTGTGGTACTCGCTGAAGTCAGCACCTTTGACATTCCAGTGTGCGCCATGTGCGCGGAAGTAGAACTGAACCGCAGTTCCAAGAAGTTCCGTCAATTCCTCGGGCAAGTTCGAAACTGTTTCAGTTCCCTCGATGTCGCGAGATTCCATGCTTTCGCCTTCCAGTTGAGCCACTCGGGCAGATAATTGTTCACGAATCTTTGACGACCAAGAGAATCCTGCATCGCCACCCCAGGCAGCCCAAGCCACTCGACCTGCGCTTGGATAACCTTCATCACCAACATTGAAACCCTGCCCTTGCTTATCGCCAACATGGCGAGCAAGGAATGAATACATTCGCAAAATCGTGTCACCCGAAACCGCATCACCGCGAGCAAGTTGCGCAGCGCGAGCGCGACCAGTGTCAGTGAAACCAGCACCAGCCTTGCCATCAGCAATCCACGCCAAAGCGCGAGCAGCCTCATCGCGAACCCCTTGCGGTGGTCGAAAAGTTTCAGCCATTAGTCAAGGACTCCCATGACCGGCGCACTCGGATCAGCATCCTCGCCAAGAGCAGGCAAGTCGCCACCAGCAAGAGCAGTACCAGCAAGAGCCTGATGGAATACATCTCCGCCATCATAAGGTTCAAGACCAAAAGTTTGACGAGCCTCATTCGGTGACATTGCGCCAGCCTGAATGCTCATCGTGTTTACACGCGCACGAGTCAAAGCATCAGAACGCAACAACGATGAGAAGTCGAAAACAACATCCATGTCAGGGCCGAGAATCTTAGACAACGCAATCTCGAGTCTGCGAATCCAAGGAGTGATTGTGAAAATCAAGAAGTTGAGTGAAGCCTGTTCAACATTCTGATAAGTCTGGTTATCGCCAGTCGCGCCGATTAAGTGTGAAGGGATTCGATAGATTCGAGCAATGTCGCGAATCAACTGTTCGCGAGATTGAATCATCTGCGCATCAGCTGCCGAAGTAGTAATTGGACTGAACTTCATACCGTCAGAGAGAACCGCTGGTCGGCGGTGGCGGCGGTGAGTTGCTTCCCAAGTTCCCTGAATAGTGCGAGCCTGGTCAAGAGTTAACTTGCCATCAGTCGAAAGAACGCCACTAGGCGTTCCGCCTTCTGCGTAGAACTGCGACAGGTGACGATCCATTGCCAGCGACAACCCGACAAGGTTGCGAGATTGAATCAGTGGTGACACACCAACCAACGATTGTGGCGGTGTGAAAGTGCGAATGTGAAGGATGTTCTCAGCATCCATCTCATTGCCGAGATGTAAATAGGAACGGCCAGTCTGGTCGCCACTAGGCAGAACCTGCATCTGATACGGATGCAAAGGCACAAGGCCAATCGCCTTGCCCGAACGGTCGCGGTCAATGTGAATGTAAGCGTTGCCATGAAGGACAAGCGAAGCCATCGTTGTATGAATGAACTCGAATGAATCAGTTCCAGAGGCAGGGTCAGGGTTCGCCAAGATTTCAGGAACAGGAACACCAGTGCGACCACCGGCAGGGTCAACCTTGTAAGCACGAAGCGGAAGCGAAGCAACCGAATCGGAAAGCAAAGTGACAGCAGATAACACCGAGGAAACACCAAGAGCAGTCCACTCATCAATGCGTTCGCCAGCACTTGAAGTGATAGTTGTTTGACCGTACAGCTGAGAAAGCGGCGCAACATAATTGTTGAACTGCGGATAGCGACCAGTTACATCGCCGACACCGCGGCGAAAAATACTCATGCCCTATC